GTCTACGTTCTTTCATTTTCATAGCTAGATTTGCTCGTTCTTCACTATTAAAATGATATTTTACTGGTTTTATTTCTCCATTTTTATAACGATTACGTAAAGTTTCAGACGATTTTTGGTGTGATTATTTACTAATAATTCTTCCAAGTGAATCAGTTGGTAATTTTGATTTTTCATCACAAATTTTATAATGTTCAAACATTTTTTGTCGACTTGAAAATTCTGCATTGCAATATTTACAAATCCATTTTGTTTTTGCTTGTTCATTAATATGATGTATTTCATGTATATGCTTATAAAGTTCTGCTTTTGTAATAAATGTAGCATTACAATACTTACATATCCAACCATCCTTTTTTCGTCTTAATTTATTACGTTCAGTTAATTTCTTTTTCCATTCTCCTTTATGTTTTTCTTTTTTATGAATCCTTAACTGGTTTTCGTTTTTAAATTCTTGGTTACAATAAGTACAAATACATTTTTTCATAATATATTTATATTTTTTGTCTACCGTTTTCCGCCAGTTGATGTTTTTCGTGGATTGAGAGAGATTCGAACTCTCACTGAACAGGTTTTGAATCTGTTGCCTCTGCCAGTTGGGCTACCAATCCATTAATTTATCGTCAAAGTGGGACTCGAACCCACACGTCCTTTCGGACACGAGACTCTCATTCTCGCGAGGCTACCAGATTACTCCATCTGACGTTATTATCGATTCGATGAGATTCGAACTCATACTACATGGCCTCTCATGCCATTGACTCTGCCAGGTTGGTCTACGAATCGTTACATTTTATCGGTCCGGTGAGATTCGAACTCACACTGAAAAGGGTTTAAGCCTCATACCTCTACCAGTTGGGTTACAAACCGTTAGTCGCTAAGGCGGGAGTCGAACCCGCAAATACCTGATTCTAAGTCAGGCCCCTTTGCCAATTTGGTAACCTAGCGATATTTAGCACCCCGGTAAGGATTCGAACCCTAATCAGCTGGGTTGGAGCCAGCCATGCTTAAACCATTACACCACCGAGATATAAAAAAGGTCCCTACTTTTCGTAGGAACCTTGTAAAACCTTTTTGATTCAGGAAATGAATTATTGGTTTGTTACCTTGTCCCTACTGTGTACTACGAAACACCAGCTAAGCAAGCTGAGGAGTAGTAAACTAGTGAGACAAACCTTTTTCATTTCTTTAATCCTTTATATTATATATAAAAAGTTTTTTGTGTTTTTTGTTTTTACATAAGTAAATATAGTAAAAGTTTTTTCTTTTGTAAACCCTAAAAATAATTTTTTTATTCCTTCCAGGTTTTTGTATATTCATCAAACTTAGAAAGTAGAAAATCAAATTCCTTATTGATTAAATCCGGAAATAGATTCAGCCTTTCAAACTTGAATGCTCCACAATCCGGGTCATGATTCGGATCTTCAGTAAGAATCAAATCATACATCTCATAATTGTCTGTTTCTGAAAGGTATGTTTTGAACCTGTCATAAAGATGCGAATAGAACTTCGCAATCAATTCAAGGTTTTCATTTTGACACATGTTATAACGAGCCCACCAATTAGGTTCGTCAGGACGTGCCGACTTATCGACTAATAAAATATTGTACCACATATTAAAAATATAGATAAAAATATTGGTTTCGTAAATATGTAAAAAAATTTTTATATATACTACAGGTTTTCAAACGTAGCTCGTAAGGCTACAGTACGGATATCGAAAATACCGGAAGGGTTTTCCTCATAAAAAACCCATGGCTCGTGAACATGATAGTACGCTGGTACAGGATTGCGGGAATGGTATAATCTACTTTTAACAAAGGACAAATATGAATATAACTAAGAAAGAGATAGACGCTCTCGTAAAATGCGCCGAAAATGTCAATTACTTTAGCAAGTACGTCCAGATAATTACCGCTAAAGGTCGTTCAAAATTCAAACCGTATTCTTATCAGAGAAAGCTTCTGAAAAAGATAATGGACACTTATAACAGTCCACCGGAAGAAAAACACAATAATATAATAGTCGCACCGAGACAGATAGGCAAGACAACACTTCTGGCAATTTATGCATTATGGTTCGCCTTATTTAAACCGGACAAGTATATTGCCATACTGTCATTTAAACATGCGGCTTCGAAAGAAATCTTAATGAGAATCAAGGATATTTACAATACCTTGCCGGAATTTTTGAAATTGCAGCCGAAGATAAACAATGTCGAAATGCTCGGATTTGTAAACGGTTCCAAGATATTCGCGGCGCCTTTTAAGTCAAACAGCATTAAAGGAAGAACTGTCGATTTGCTTATATTCGATGAAGTCGCATTTACAAATGACAACGATTTCGATGATTTCATGTGGAGTGTATTCCCTACGCAGGCAGCTAGGCCGAATGCACAAATGATATTGTGTTCCACCCCGCACGGGACAGAACACGGATTCTATAAGATATGGAAAAAATCACTTAACGGACAAAATTCATTTGTTCCGACAAAACTCAAATGGAACTGTGTTCCATATCGTACAGCAGAATGGAAAAAGAAAAAAATGTTAGAATACGGCGAAGCATTCTTTAAACAAGAGCTTGAAGCCGAATTCATAACATCTAAGAGCTTATAGTATCTGTTCTGTCTTAATTCTCAAGTGCTTGTAATAATCTTTAGTACGGTCAATTTCTTTCTGTCTTTCCTTAGCAGATTCGACTGACATGATAGTAAAGGTTTTTCCAAGTTGAGTCGTAACTTCTTCGGTCAATGTATCTACGACAGAATTTACATTGACCGTTCTTTTTGTAATGCCGTCGTCGATAACCGCGATATAGTCAATCTTTGCCTTCTTAGCTTTTTCAAGTTCAAGGCGTAGACTATCTTCACGTAACAGTTCAGCTCTGATACTATCCCTACGTTGAATATATTGGGCAAGACTGTCACGGATATGCTGTCTACGTTCTTCTTGTTCATCCAATGTAGTTGCACGCTTTGCTTCCATCAAAGAATCAAATGCCGCAATTATTTTCGGGTCGCCTTTAATCTTTTTATTCAAGAACTTAGAGAAAGCAGATGGATTGGTCGTTTCTGCGTCATGATGAATGACCGTAGTAGATACCTGCATATCAATATTGGTAGATTCACCAATAGCAAGATTTGCCTTGAACGAAACGATTGCAAAAGTACATAGACCGACAAGCAACAAAATAAACAGGATTGCTCCGGTCTTATCTCCATGTTTTTTGCAGAATTCATAACCGAAATTCTGCTTACCATAATCGGGCGGATCCGGAATGACGTGTGCTTTCAGGGTTTCTTGACATTCGTCCAAGATGTCTTTTGTATCGGTTGAGTTATTGGTCTTCATTTTTAATCCTTTTTGTATAATATTCTTTGTTGTTGTCGATTTCAAATTGTCTATCTTTTGCAGCGGTATATGCCATTTCACCAAAAGCTTCGCCTAACAATGTTACGTCATTAGGAGACAAAAAATCGTTTAAACTGTTGACTGTTACTTCTCTTGATGTAACGCCGTCGTCGATAAATGCGATAAAGTCTACCTTGATTTTCTTCTGGTTGACCAAAGCCGCATCTATGCTGTCCTTAACACGCATCACCTCGAAAAGACTATCATGTAGGACCTGATAACGTGCAATACTGTCGTCGACGAATTTTCTGCGAGCTTCGGCTTTCTTCGCTTCAGCTTCCAGTCGTTCTTTGACTTTTGCATCGTTACATCTGTTATTACATGCAGCACATGCACAGAAGTTCCCTGCTTTTCTGTCTCCCTCAAATTCAGCCTTATCAAAAGCAAAAAATAAGACTGAAAATAAAATTATCGTTAATATAACAGTACAGCCACAGCCTACGCAAAATTCTTTGTCAGTATATTCATTATTGCTTTTATAATTGTCATTACTGTAATTTGACCAACTGACATTGACTAAGTGCGGATGATGTTCTTCGTTATCCATTATTCATCTTCCTCACCTAAGAATTTTATATTAACCGGAGTAAAGTCTTTTTCCTTACTGACGTCAATAAATTTCGCATCGCGCCAGTAACGTTCGTTATGGTCGATTTCTTTCTGACGAATAGCAATCATACGGTGAGTAGCTTCTTTAATAGCACGGTTGACGATTTCAGTATCTTTGTGAGTAATGGAATCGGTCACGACTTTGGAAGCGACGATACGACGAGTAACACCGTCATTGATTACTGTATACATTTCGATAGTCACCGGCATGGAAAACTTACGGTCTTCCTTGATTTCTTTCTGGAAAGCAGGCTTATGCCAGATTTCGCCGATGAAGTAGAATGACGAACATGCCCCAAGAAAAAGAATAACTACAAGATATTTCTTTAATAGTTCTTCCATCTTATCCTCTCTGTTTCAGTTGAACATGCAAATGTTCATTCGGCATTCCAATATCTTCATGGATAACTGTAAAATCTGAACCGACGGACGTTGCCAATCCGATAAGAAGAGTTTTCAAAAATAATTCTGACATTTTATGCTCCTTGGTTTATATTTTTAATATAGTAAAAAATACCCGTCTTGTCAACGGGTATTTTTCGCAAAAATGTTATGTTTAATCGTCTAACAAATCGTCATAAGAATTAATAATATTTTTTCGTTCTTTTCTATTACAT